TTCCTTCCCCCCAGCGCCGCCAGGAAAGACCTGGCTTCATCGATCGTGGCCGGCTTCCTGTCCTGTTCCGGTTCCCTGATCAGGAAGTCACTCACCTTCGCCTGTTTGGACCATGGCGCCACGCCGGCCCACGCCGCCATGGCGCCATGTAGATCGGCGCGATATGGCCCCCATGGATCGATCGGTATCAGGGCGATCCATTCGGCCAGCTCCGCGGCGGTCATCCTTTCGGAAAGTTCCCCCACGGTCATTCCAAGGGTGGCCGCGAGGCGGAACATGATCCGCCTCAGCGGCCTGTTCCTCAGTTTTTTTCCGCTTCGCCTCCGGGCCTCATCCCATTCAGGTCGATGGCGGATTCCCATAGCCTGTTCACCACTGATGCCGGGAACCCGGAAACCGTGGCGATCTCACCCATGGAGAACAATAGGTTCCCTTCGGCATCGGCCAGCGACATGACCAGAAGGCGGGCCCTGATGTCCCGGAACCGCGTGTCTTCGGTCTGGGCCAGTTGCCAGGCGTCGAACTGATCGCGTTGACCGGCGGTGATTTCGCGGAGGAAGACCGTGCCATCCCATTCGGGAACCGAAACCTCGATCAGTCTGGGCTTGGCCTTCTGCAGAATCGCCGCCTTGTCAAGCGCCATCATTCACCCCCCGTTAGTACTTGTCCGATAACTGAAGGGTGACAGTATACCGGAGGGCATCATCGCTTGCGGCGATTTCCGGCGAACCGACTTCGGTGATGTATCCGTCATAGGTGTACATGTCATCGATGCCAGAACCGGGAAGGTTCAGGGCGATCCGCGTGTGCGTGCCGTTCGTCAGTCTCGTTTTGAGCGCCGTGTATTGATTGGACGCCGTGGCCGTGTCATCAAGGAAGATGGTTAGCTGGACGGTGCCAACGTCGATCCTGGCCGGAAGGCGTTGAATCGTCGTGTCCGACAGTCCGGTGACATCCGCGGTGGCCTTGGTGTAAGTGGTGCCACCCACGGAGATCAGGTTGCTGATCGCGGTTGTCGCGCCAGGGCTTCCGGATGTCAGGGTTGCCACCGTGGCGGTGGATCCGGCGGGAAGTACAAGTGCCATCTTTCAGTCCCCCTAATAGGTTCCCACCACATCCACTGTGGTGATTCGTGCCAGTTCGTCCGTGCCATCCGCGGCGAACTCCGCCTGGTCATTCTCATCGTCTACGCGAAGGGAATGAATGGTGGTCCCCGATACTACCAGCCGGGACGGGCTGGCCTGAATGGCGGACACGATCCAGTCCACCACCGTCTGAGTCTGTAGCCGTGTCTCAGCCACCACCATGAACTGGACCCGTTCGGTATAGGTGGCCGGCGTTCCAGCCAGGTACAGTTGCCTGTTCCTGGCGATTCCCTGATAAACGACATAAGGAAGCGGGTTGTCAACCGGCGCCGATTCCGGTGATATTCCACCGGGAATGGTGGCGGCATAGCCTGTCTGGGCGGCCAGATGGGTTCTCAGAAGTTTTCCCAGAAGGCTCATCTGGAACCCTTCCGCTGTTTCTCAGCCATCTTGGCAAGCTGAACTTCCAGTTCCGTGATGGTGATGGATTCGATTTCGCGGGAATGGGAATCCAGCGCCGGACGGAGGAATGGCCGGGCCGGCACCCACTTCCGCTTTCCTGTCCGCCACAGTTTCGCCATGAATCCCTTCTCGACCAGATGGGAATACCATGCCGGCCTGACGGTGATCAGCGTGTTCCGTTCGGCGGTTTTCCTCCGTGTCGGCTTGTACCATTTGACAAAAACCTGTTGCCTGGCTTTTCTGGCGGCGCCGATGTATGCGGACCATGCCAGCGCCCAGCGAATGTGAGCGCCAAATGCGTCCTTCTTTCCGATCTTCGTCACGCGGTAATCCATCGACTTTTTCAGGGCGCCGGATTGTCCATAGTATCCGTAGCTTTTTCCCTTGATCTTGATCTTCGTTCTTCGGCTGGGAACCTTTGCCCTGGCTGTTTTTCTGATCAGTCGCCCGGCTTTCGTGGCGGCGCGTTTGATTCCCTTGTCCAGTTCCTTAATCGAACTGGAGAACATGGCGATCATGCCGGCCAGCTCCGGAACGCGAAGATCCAGACCGTGCTTGTTCTGGCGATCATCATTCATGGCGTCACCTCCGCCGCGGTGATGATCGTATGCTTCCTGTTCGCGTCATCATCCCAGACCGCGAAGAAGTTCAGCGTCTTTGAACCCCAGACCGCCCGATGGGTGGCGGACACGTCGGTTCTGCGCCTGATGGTGATCCGGTACTGGACCGTGGAATACTGATGGTTTGCCTGTTGGGCTTCGCCGCCTGACTGGCCCTGAACCTTTGCCCATACCGTGGCATAGGTGGTCCATGTCCGGGCCGGTTGGCCGAAGGCGTCGAGGCTATCGGTGGAGGACTGAAGGTCCACCCGGTCACGCAAAACACCTATGACCGGGGGCGCCATCAGTTGTACCCTCCGTCCTGATAGAGTCGAAGGATGGAATCAACAGCAAGGGGAACTTCGGATCCGAACTGGCCAACGGCTTCGCGGTGTTCGTACCAGTGGGCCACGATCATCCGGATGGCGGTCTTCAGCATCGGTGGCACCGCGGCACCTGTTGAACCGAATCCGCTGATGAAGTCCACTTCCACGGCGCCACGCTGGCCGGTGTAGGTGATGGGCCAGACCTCCAGCGCCGGAACGACGATTCGCGGCGGATTGTCATCCAGCAGAAGTTCATAGTCCACGTCCACTGTCATGGTCTGTTGATCGCCATCTTCGTCCCAGTACCGGATTCGTGGGGTGGCATAGCCTATGACCGCCACCGTGCTGGCCGCGGCGGTGATGGCCGGGGAACGTGGCAGTTCGATATCGGTCCCGGCGGGGAACGTGTCGAGGATCAGGCGGTAGGGCGTGTAGATCAGGGTACGCCGGGTGAACCGTTCAACGTGTTCCCTGGCGGCGGCGGCCATGGCCGCGATCGTGGAATCCTCCGTGCTGGTATCAACACGGAGGTATTCCTTGAGGTCGGCCAGCGTCACCGGTTCGACGGCGGGCTGGGCCAGGGCTTTTAGGTTCATCGTTCCTCCGTCTTGCGCTTTCGGCGCTGTTCGGGGATTTCGTGAACCGGTGGGGTGAGACTGACTGGATTCTTGACTGGTTCAGCCAGCCGGGCCGCCACCATGCTGGTGGCGTCACCGTCCGGCACCTCCACGACATCGCCGGGGGCGTAGCCTTGCAGGGTTGTCACACACTGAACCAGTATCCGAATCTTCATCAGTTCACCCCATAGGATTCGCCGAATCATCAGGTGGCTGGCTGGGTCAGCTTCTTGATGGCGGCGGACTGGGCCACCTTGGCATCGGTCCGGCGGACCGCCATGAACCCGGTGGCGTATGCGTCAGCATACCGTTCGTTCAGCCGGATGATCTCGATGTCACCGGCATCACGGATGTAGTACTTCTGGAAGTCGCCGAACAGGGCGGTGACGGCGCTGGCGGCGATCGATGATGCCATCGCGTTGTTAACGATCACTGGGTATCCCAACAGGCGCGGGGCGTTGCCGTTCGCCAGGTCGAGGAACAGCGGGCGGGACTGGGAGTCCGCCAGCTGAAGGATGCTGTTCCAGATGGACTGGTGCATCATGAAGGCGCCATTCTGCTGGTAGCCGAAGTCCAGCGAATTGCGAAGGGCCATGATGTTGGCCAGCGTGATGGTGGTGGTGGTGGCACCAGTGGCACCGGCGCTGGCGCCAGTCACGACGCCTTGCGCCGTGGTGGTGCCGTTTCCGGTGGCATGGTCAGTGGCTTCCTTGCGGCCAATGCGTTCGCCAAGAAGGCTGGCGATTTCGCTGGCAAGGTCGAGGCCCGAATCGCGCAGAAGTTCGTTCGAAACCTGAATCAGCGATTCGTAGCGGTAGGCGCCCAGAGTGATCTGGCCGAAGGTCATGTCCGTGGCGCTGGGCGCGGTGTTTTCCGTGCCGACGCCGGCGCTGTTGCTGGAGTCATCGATTGTCGGGAACGGAAGGCTGTTTCCTGTTTCCGTTGTGATGATCCGGGCGACGGTCCGAAGCGGGTTGTAGAACACGATTTTTTTTTCGAGTTCAGCCAGGAAGCCCGCGGGAATGGTGTATCCGCCGCTTGCCGAACTGGTGGAGTTGGCACGAAGTTGGAGCTTCGGATCGGCGATGTTCAGGCCGACGCGGCCCGCGGCGTCAATTTCGTTCCTGTTGGCCTGAGCGCCGAGGAACCAGCCACGGAGGGCCAGCGCGCGGTCCTTTTCAGCGCGGCGATCATCGAGATCGCGAACAAACGCCGGGGCACCGATCGGCGCCGGAGCGGAACGACGGTTCGAGACGGGATTCATGATGGCGGCCTCCAGTTTGCTGATCCTTTCGATCAGGTTGTTCTTCTCGTTTTCTGGCGCCGCCGAAGTGGCGGGTTCCAGTTCGGTTTCGACCATGGATTCGAGCGCCGCGATCCTGGCGTCAAGATCGGCCAGGCTGGCCACGATCTCATCCACCTTTGCGGTTTCCTCCTCCGTCCATGCCCTTGTCTTGAGGATGTCCTGAAGGCGGGCGCCTTCTGTCTTGAGGGCGGCCTGTTCGGCCACCAGCTTCTGGCGTTCGTTCATCGTCCCACTCCGGCGGCCAGGCCGCTGATTCCGATCGACAGTTTGAGGCGGCGGAGACGGTCCGCCGCCAGCCAACCATCACGCGATCGGAGCGCGATGGAGGTATCCGTGTAGGCGGGAATGGCCACGACGGAGACTTCGACCAGCTGAAGGTCAGTCACCGTCCTGATTCTTTCGCCATCCCGCGTGGTCCAGTGATCGCCATTCGGAGCCACGACGAACCCGAAGGACATCTGTGAAACATCGCCACGGCGGACCAGCTCCAGAAGGTCCCGTCCGTAGCTTGTGTCAGGAACCGCGATTCCCACCTTCAGGCCACGGTCATCAGTGGCCAGCTTCAGGGTTCCGTTCGCCCGGCGCCCAAGGACCATCGCCGTGTCATGGTTCACCAGCGCGCGAACATCCGCGGCTTCATCTTCGAGTGTCCGACGGAATGCTGAACGGTCGATCTTCTCACGGAATCCGCCAAGATTCTCAGACAGGGAATCGAACACGCTGGCATATCCCACCAGCTGACCGGCATCGGCGGTGAATGATCCGACTGATCGCCGTTCCATGGTCATCCCTCCAGTTCGTCGGCGCGGTCCATCTGGCCCGCAATTTTTTCAGCCCAGCGGCGGCCTTCATCATCGCCCCACAGGGCCCATGCGATTCGGCCGGCACTGGGAAATCCATCCTGTCCTGGCGCCCACCCTTCGCCTTGCTGGTCCACTTCATGGCGGGCGAAGTAGCTGACCATTCGCCTGATGGTTTCAGGGCTGATATGGATTCCATTCGAAAGGTCCCGGGCCCGGGCCACGCCCACCGCGGTCCCGCCGCGGCCATGTTCACGGCGCCATTCGAGTCCCTGTTTGGCCGCGTTCCTGACGCCAACTGGCGGGGTAAAATCAATTCCTGAATATCTTGATGGTGTTTCTCGATAATTAAGGCTTCTAATGATTTGGCTTGGTGATGCTCCAGATTCAAGCCCGGCGAATATCTTGGCCACCGCCGATGGCGACAGGAAGGGGAACGCCGATTCAATGATGGCTTTTGCGTTCGCTGGCGGAATGAGTCCTTGCGCCACTTGTGAAACGACAGTCAGAAGCGAATCGATCTGGGCGCCATTCAGGGCTGTTGCCGCCACGTCCACCGCCGGAACCGATGCCGCGGCGTTCGGATCATTAGGTGCAACAGAATCTATCGGACCAGGTCCACCAGCCGGCGCCACGGGTCCCGGCTGGGTTCCCATGGGCATCATGTTCATCGGCATCATGTAGGTGTCGCCACCCTCGACGGGTTCGAGCTGTTCGAGGGAGCGGACCTCGTTCACCGAAAGCCAGCCCCAGTTTCGCCCAATGCTGTAGGCCTGATACCGGGATGCCAGGTCCGTCCGCAGAAGTCCGTCCACATTATGTTCGACGTAGAGTGCCGAAGATTCAGGAAGAAGTAATTTTCTTCTGACTTCCTGTTCGATCCTGACCAGCCATGGGCGAAGGCATTCAGTCAGGAAGGCGCTGTTTTCCTGCTCAAGGCTGGCGTAGCTTCCGCCATCCTTCACCCGTAGTTTCGATACCGGGATGTTGAACCAGCGGGCGATTTCCTCGATCTGGTAGGCGCGGGTCTGAAGGAATTGCGCGTCATCCGGAGGAATGCTGGTCTGTGTCCACTTCAGCCCTTCCTCCAGAACCGCCACCCGGTGGGCATTGTCGATTCCGGAATGAAGCCTTTCGAAGTCGCCGCGGAGGCGGGCCCTGGCATCGTCCGAAAGCCTTCCCGGATGTTCAAGGATTCCGGAAGGCCTGGCGCCGGATCCGAACATCGAACCGCCGAACTGTTCACAAGCCAGCCCCAGACCGATCGATTCCCGGGCCTTGCTGATGACCGAATAGCCGACAAGGCCATCGAATCCCGGGCCGGCCAGGTGGAGCATGTCGGATTGGGGAAGGGCCACCTGTTGGCCCGATTCATGGCGGATCAGATAGATCACATTCCCCGCGGGATCCCGCGTGACGGTGACGGCATTGGGCAACAGAAGCCAGATTCGCATGGCCCGGCCTAGCGAATCCCGTTCGATCTCAGCGAATCCATTCCCCCATGTAAGGGCATGGGCCACCCATGCTTCCCTGAACTGGGTGGCGGTCATTTCCGGGTTGGGTTCCCAGCGCAGAAGGTCCGCCACCAACAGGTCATCGGCCCGCCGCCTTCCATCGGCTTCACGGCGGTAGACATGGACCGGAAGGGTGGCCACGGTTTCACTTATGATCCTGACCGCTTGCCAGACCGGACTAAAGTTCAGTGCTGAGATTTCATCAACCGATACGCCGGCACTGGAAACCGCGCCACCGAAGTACGCGGTCAACGCCGGGTCCATGTAGGTCTTCGCCCGTGTCGCCGGGCGAACATATCCGAACAGGTTCGCGATCCGTTCGGTGATGGTCATATGAGCGCCAGCCCCCGTGATTCGTAGATCGATGGCACTGTTTTCTGGGCCCCGCCGGCTTCGCCAACGCGGGCCCTGGCCACCGCCATGATGCTGGCCACCAGAAGATCGATCTTTTCGGATGATCGTCCTTTGGATGGCTTGATGTTTCCAGCTGCATCAGCTTCTATTGAGCAGTTTCCGGAACACCAGCGCAATACCGGGTGGCCTGAGTGCCTCAGTTTTTCTGAGATCATTAGGGCCTCGAAGTCCTTGGCCGCGGGTGACATCGAGGCGTAACCCTGGCCGAATGCCACCACCGACAGGCCATCCGTCATCATCTGCTGGGCCAGCTGGGCACAGTTCCAGCGGTCGATCGCGATGTCGATGATCCGGTACTGTTGGGCCAGTGACTTGATCTTCTCATAAACGGCTTCATATTCGATCACGTCGCCATCCGTGACAGTCAGGAATCCGGCGCTGGCCCACTGGTCGAATCGTTGCCGGTTTGTCCTTTCCCTGTTTTTCAGGGCGCCGCGGGGCGCCCAACAGAACGGTTCAAGCCAGATGGTGCCATCATCAAGGGGAAACGCCAGGACGAATGCCGACAGGTCCATGGAGCTGGAAAGGTCCAGCGCCCCATAGCATACGCGGCCCGCCAGCTCCGGGCGCTGGGACTGGCACCGGTCCCATGCGTCAGGCGCCAGCCAACGGGTGACGGTATCGGTCCACTGGTTCAGGTGCAGTCGCCGGAAAGCCAGTTCCCTGGCCGGGGACATGGCCGCTTCCGCGGCGGCCTGTTCGAGGTATTCCGGGCGGACACTGATTCCATATCCGGGATTCGCCGACCTCCACGTTTCCGGCGACTTCCAGTCCGCGCCATCGCCGGCGCCATACAGGACAGGCAGGAAGGTGGGATCGATGATCGATCCGTCCTTCACTCCGCGGGCGTACATATGCATTTCGTAGCAGAGACTGGATCGATCGTGTCCGGCGGTGGTGATCGCCATGGTCAGCGGCTGGGCCCTGGCGGCCACGGACGTGGTCAGCACGTCCCACAGTTCCCGGTTCGGCTGGGCGTGCAGTTCATCGAAGATGATTCCCGAACAGTTCAGCCCATGTTTGGTGTAAGCGTCGGCGGACAGGGCACGGTAACGGTTTCCCTTCCGGGTGATGATTTCCTTCCGGAGGACCTGACATCGGCTGGACAGGACCGGATT